ATCCTGCATGGTCTGACAACGTGATATAACTTGAATTTGGTATTCCTAACAACATTGCCATTATCTTGAACCTCTAAATCCTAATGTTGTTGTATTTCCTGCTTGACCAAGTGTGTTTAAAGCAGGCAATATCTTTTCTTGTGTTAAATCTACCCAGTAACTCATTGGTTTTTCTGTCAGAGCAGCATCAATATTTGCTCCTGGTAGTATTTCTAATTTTTCTATCATAATTGAACCGCCCATCATTTCATTTGGAACAATAGTACCTGCTGACCTAGGTACAAATAGTTCTGGTCCTCTTTCACCAACTATACTTGGTACACCTACAGGCGGATTACCACCATCTGCAAATCCAAAAAGCTTACCAATCTTACCTACAGCTTTACCTAATCGGTTAAAGACTTTGGTTATTCCTCCACCTTCCAATAGTTGAGGACTAGTCATACCTAATGATGCCATAATTGTTCTCATTATAATCATTTGTGCAATCATTTTTACTATTTGAGCTATAACATCTTTTGCCATATCTTTAAATAAAGATTTCATACTATCTTTCATATTTTTACCATCAACTACCATATCTGCAAAGCTATCACCTATTCCTTGTGCAAAATCAATTGATATTGTTTTAAAAATAGTTTCCTGAAAATTCTTTACAAAATCTTTCATATCGACTGTAATATCTTTTGAAAACTTTTTGAATAGCTCATTCATTCCTTTAATTTGGTCTATTTGACCTTCACTTGATTTTTTGTCATCTTCTTGTGCTTTTGTTTTACCTTCCAATTCACGTTTTAGTTCGTTAACTTTTTCTGCTTGGTCTTTTAAGGCTATAGAAGCATGTTTAACACCTAAAGGAAAATTTTGATTTTTTATTTGCTCTTGCATTGCATGTAATTTTTCTTCTGCTGCAGCTAAACTTTCTGTTGCACTCATTTGGTCGTGTAAAAAGTCAACAACAAATTTTACAGCATCAACAAGAATTAATATTGGTTCTAATATAGCTTTTATTGTTGTAGTTGCTATTTTTACAGTAAAAACAAGGGCATCTAATGCTCCATTTAAAAATTCAAACGCAACATTGAGCATATTTGCTCCTTCTTCAGACCTTAAAAACTCTCCAACCATAGTTGTAGTTCTTGTTTTTAATCTTTCTAAACCTTGAGATATTGTTACATTTGTTTTTTCAAATCTTTCTTGTATAGTATCTTCCGCTCTTAGCAACGACCTAATTAATAAGTCAGGTGTAATACGACCTTGTTCTGCTAGAGCTTTAAGTTGTTCTATCGGTTTTCCTGTTTCTTTTGCTACAATTTCTAAGATAGCAGGTAAGTTTTCAGATATTGACCTAAATTCGTCGCCTGCTAACTTACCAGACTGTATTGCCTGTGTAAACTGTGTTAAAGCAGAACGTGCTTCGTGTGCAGATGCTCCTTGTACAGTAATTAACTTACTAAACAATTCTGTAGTTTTCATTGCTTGTTCGTTAGTTACATTTAAATTTTTGGAAGCAATACGCAACCTTTGGAACATCATAGCTGTTTGTTCAAGTGGTGTTCTAGCTTCTATCGCAAGGTCAGATATTCTTTTGAACATTGGTCCAACATCTTGACCTGCTGGTAAAACAACTTTTAATCTGTTTGCAACTGATTGTGCGGCATTTGAATATTCAATTAATTTTTGTGCAACAAAAGCAGCAGAAAGACCACCAATAAGTCCTGTCAATCCACCCAACATACCTCTTAGACCACCGAGTGCTTTTCCAACTCTTTTTATACCACCCCTAAAATCTTTAAACATATCTCTTGGTACTATAGGTGCACCAATATTTGCTTGTTGTGCTGTTGGTGGTCCTTGAGCAGGTCCTCCAGTTCTAACACCAGAAGCAGCTCTAGCTTGTCTATTTAAAGCCTGTGTTTGTTCTCGTATGTCTCTAGTTGTTTGACGTGTTTGAGTACCAAGTCTTTGTTGTGCTTGACCTAATTGAGCAAGAGCTGGTAAAGCTTTATTAAGCTGTTTGAAGCTTTTTGACATTGTCTTAATAAGAGTGTTAACATTGTTGATGTTACGAGAAATCTTATTAAGTTGCGTAGCAAATCTTTTAGTTTCTACATTAAAAGATAGTACGGCTGTTGTCATCTTCTCTTAGCTCCTTTTGTTTCTCTTTTACGAATTATACCATAAAGACGATTGATTTCATCAGGAGTTAATTGCTCTATATCATTTTTGCTCCAGCCATAGTGATATGCAAAGAAATCTAAAAGCTGCACAAGATTCTTTTTTACTCCTGTGCATTTGCCCCTAAAAAATAAGCGACCGCTTCATTTAGGGTTTTAAGTTCTGCCATTGAACAATTGTCAAGTATCCAATTCATATCCATATCTTCTTGTGGATTATGTTCTAAAATTATTGTCATCATTTTTATAATTGTATCAAATGGAGCATCGGCTGTAAGTTTTTCTATGTTGCCAACATTTGTTTCTAATTGATGTATTTGACGTAAACTGGCAGGCGAAAGAGTTAATTCTTTATCCTTTAATTTGAACTTCATTGAGTTTCCTCCTTAATATGCTGTATGTGTATTTTGCAATGTAACTCTTAATGCGTAAGAGCTTGATGCGTCATATTCTGCTTTACCTTCATATGCTGCTGTAATTCTTCCAGGACCACCTATTGGATATGCAAATGAATTGTAGTTAAGTTGCGGAGCGTCAATAGATATAAAGTTGTTATTGCCACCGCCAATACTATCTCCTGTTATTGAGAATAAGAATCTTTGTCTTGTTTGTGCTCTAAATATACCTTCTTGTTCTTGATTTGAGAAGTCTTGGTCACCAGAAATAGTTATATTTCTAAAATCACTTCTTAGTAATTTACCTTCATTTTTAGAACCGTTTAATGTTGGTATACCTTCGATTGGATTTTCAATTGTTATTGTTGCAGATTCTACGTCACCATTAGCAGAACCACCAATTTGTAAAGATGTCTCATTCCAAGTGAATGGGTCTGCATCAATATAAGATGGTGTTTGTTTTGCAACTTTGTTGTAAGCTCTACCATGAACTGTTGCTGTACATCTTATGATTGAACCTGCAGCGATTTCAACTGCAAGTGTGTGAATAAGTGAATCGGTGATTTGATAAGCAGACCCTACGTTTTTGAATATTTCTATAGTATATGGTCTAAGTGTGCAATTTTCTGCAAATTCTGTTTGTCTTGGTAAAAACTCATGAATTGCTTTGGAACCAGAAAATGTTGTAGATGCATCACCAATACATGCATTGAAAAAATGTCCAATGTAAGTTGGGTGTGGCTCAAATACAATGTCACCTGTTGTGTTGTTTATGCCTTCTAAGTTGTTTGGTGAATCATAAACAGTTCTTAAATTTTCAATTGTAAGTTGTTCTATGTTTTCTGTAAGAGATTCTGATACGAACGGAATGAAAACTCTGTTAGTAGTAGCAGTTCCAAAAGCAGTTTGCTTGCTTAAACTTATATATCCTCCGATGCCGTATCCCATTATTTGTCTCCTTTATCTGTCTTTTTAGAAATTTTATCATTTTCGGGTGATTTTGCAATACCTTGTTCAATTAAAGATTTAGCAACATCACTGTCAACTGAGATTGTTTTGTTTATTTCAGTAATACCAATTCCAGGAATTTGTAAACCGCCAACTAAAAATTCTATTCTTTTACTTCGCATTGTAACCTTAATGATACCCCTTTAAAGAACCCCAGTCCAGCAGTATTTTTTTGTGTGTCAAATTCGCCTGGTCCAAACTGAAAATATAAAACTGTGTCATTTAAAGTTTTGTTTTCTTTGAACACTTCTTTTACCTTACCTAACATGTCATCTCTTAGAGTTGCTCCGTCTAAATTTTCTAAACTAAACTGATAACACCAAACTTGTATGTTTAATCTTGTAAGATAAGGTGCATTGCCACCTATAGTTTCTGTATCTAGTAATGTTTCATAGTTATCAAGATAAATTGCAACGTATGGACACTTAACTTCGTTTATTGGTTCTTCTGGTTCTAAGTCTACTGTGAACCCTGATGTTCTTGAATCTGCATTCAATAACGTTTTTATTGCTGTTTCTATTCCTATGTAATCTATAATCGCCATTATCTAAATCCAAAGTGCCTCGCTATGATTGGAAACTGAAAAACTCTTTTTTTAGCTTCTCTTATCATAAATAATTGTAATGAAGTTGCTGTTGGTGTAAAGGGTCTTTTTATATGAAAGAATAATGGATAAGCAGTTGGTCTACTCATTATTGAGTTTTGTTCTGATACGTTTCTGAGCGTAAGTCTTACACCAGCTCCTTTCTCTGTACTACCACCAACTTGTACCCTTTGATAAATTCTGCGTGGTTGACTAGGTAAATTATTTACAATATTTCTTAATAATCCTGTTTGTACACCAATTCTTCTTTGTCCTAGAGCAAGTTTACCTTTGTGTATGCCATTTTGTATATCATCTCTCCAGATATCATAAGCATCAGACCAACCTGCCCATTTTCTACCACCTCTACCAAATTGTTTTTGTTTTTCAAAAGACTGTGCTGCCCCTTTGTAGATATGACCTTCTATTTTCTTTATAAAGTTTGCCTGTACAACAGAATCCATTAAATCTGCAGATGCACCTAACGCTTCTCTTACACCCTTTAGGTCAACTTTGATTTTGCCAAAATTACCTAGCCCTATCTCGAAATTTTTGAATTGTCTGTTATATGTCTTTCTTAAAAAACTGTTCATTCTAAATCAGGCTTATAATTATCACGGTCAATGTCATCGAAATCATCTTCAAGCCTATCTCCGTCAATTTGTTGTAATGTAGAATTAAGAACATTGAATGTTGGATTGTAAGTCATTGTGTTTGAGAAAGGTGCATCATCTGGATTGTATGCAATTATGTCTAGTGAACTTGTAAACAAACCAATGTCGCCAGAATTAATTTGTGTAAGAGTTGTTATAACATACTCCTTTCTAGCTGATACCCATGCATTCTCACTACCTGTCTCTTGCGTAAAGAACCTCTCTAAGAGCTTTACAAGGCTATATTCGGTAGATAATGCCTTAACGAGGGGTGGAGTAGCACTAAAGGGCATTGTGTAGTTATTTATGAGAAACCCGTTAATCTCTGCTTCCGCTTGGTCAATGTAAAAAGCTATGTTCGCAGAATTGATTGACGACAAGCTTCCTACTCTTGGATATAAATCTAAAACATTCGTGACGGTTGTGTAAATAGGCATGGTTTTATTATAGCATAACGCTTTGCGTTTCAAAATTTTTGAGATATAGCTTGACCTTTTTAATTCTGCTTTTATATTTTTGTAATGAAAGTTAAGTATCGTCTTGTCACATATTATTGGTTGGACGCACAATCTTCGACTGATTGGAAAAACATAGATGATATTGAAGACCAAACCCTCGCCCTTTGCCTTAGTACTGGATATCTTGTACATGAAACCGATAAATCGGTAACCCTTGTATCTGATTTCGCCTCGGGCAATCATGAAGACATAGATAGCGTAGGAAACCTTATAGTCATACCTAGAGCCTGTATCATTAAAGAAGTAGACCATATCTGACAAAATTAATTTGGGGGGCAGTTTACTGTCAATCTTGTACACAAGCGTGTGCAACTATTATTATGACATATACAAAACCCGCATAAACACTGGCTAATATAACGAAAATAATTTAAAAAAAAGTTTTGTGAGATGTCAAGTGTACCGTATTCTTATAATGTAGCCAAAAAGGTTACAAAACTAGGGGAAAGCGGGCAGTGATAGCGATTGCGGGCAATAGGTCAGCATTAGCCGTAGCGTAAGATGAGACAAATGAGAATTTGCCGTTTTGTAACTCCGTGATGACTAATTGCTAAGCGATTCACTTTTTGCCACTACAACAATTTACAACTTTTCTGATATTCACATATCAAATATTTTTATATAGGGGGTTACAAATATGTATTTATTTCGTAACGGTAACACACAAAAAGACAGGAGATTTGGAATTGACTTGGAAATTGCTCACCCGCAATATTCGAGGCAAGAATTCAAAAATGTGATTGAGAGTATTCATTCACATGTGGCTGTCAAGGGAGACCCAAGCCTATCAGGCAATGAGTCAGAAATCATTATCACAGAATCAAAACACACAAAAGATAATGATGGGTTATCAACATGGAAAGATATCCTTTCAACTCTAGAATCAAAGGGCTGCAAGGTCAGTCAGAGAACTGGATATCATATTCATTGGGATACAGATGGAATGACCCCGCAAGCAATATACAATGTGCTTGCTCTTTGGTACAACTACTCCAACGTAATTGATTACGCACTGCCAAAGATTCGCAGAGGGTCAGCAATCAATATCAACTGCTTACAACGCAGAGAGTTAACAAAGCTGAAAAGACTCGCTAAAGAGATTGATGACAGGGTTGAGTATCTGTTCAGAGCTGAAAGGATACTGGGACATTGCAGAGAGATTACATGCAACGCAACCTTCAAGACAATCGAGTTCAGAAAGCAACAAGCAACACTCAGAAAGGATGTCTTTGAAAACTGGATAAAGTT